ATGAGTTCGGCGATAAGGGCGTACCCGGTCAATAGGTTAGCCGCGTCTTCGTTCCCGTCGTCTGCCAGCTTTTCAAGCTGTGCGCCGTTCTTCTTGAATGCTTGCATAGTCCACCCGATAAAAAGGCAGAAGCCCCCGAGCGATGGCGCGCGCTTCTTCTCGATTGGGACTTTTTGCCCAGCTGCGTTCCCACCCTTTAGGACTTCATAAGTAATGAACGGGTTACGCTCACAGAAGTTCATGTACTCGGCTACATAATCTACGCACTCCTCGACGGTGGTCAACGTTGCGCCTTTACATCCGCGCGTCTGCACGACTTCATAAAGTTCCTTGCACTTCTTCAAATCATCTTTGGGGGCCGGGGCTTTGCCCGTCGCTTGTCCCTTGGTAATTGCCGCCTTCGTATCGGGGGCGGCTTCCTTCTTTGCTCTTCCTGCCATATGTTTGTTATTTGGTATATAAGGTATATAAGGTATCGCACGTGTGTGCTCGCGGTCTCTTAAAGAGATGCACGAGTAGTAGACCAGTATTCGGACTATTCCAGTATCGGGACGGTTCGGGCTACTCACGTCGTTTTCAATCATGGCACAAAGGTAGGCAACAAATCGCATCAGGCCAACCAACGGGCAGTTAGGCTTTTTTTTTACAAATAAAGTTTACAAATGAATTATATTTACACGATGGAACATGAGGTCACTGTAACTACCTAATTCACTGAACGTTGCAGGCAACCGCCCAGATGGACACTCTTTTTTCTAAACTTTAATTTAGGATATAGTATATTTTATACCCCTCAAAATACACTATTCTCCAAAATAATGTTTTACCCCTCTTTTATCTGGTCATCTGGTCATATATATATAATATATTATAATAGAGAGAGTTAGGGTGACCAGATAAACGCCCAGATAAGGTTTTTTTACTGGTCAAGTGGGCTTAAAATATGTTAATTTTAGAGGCTCTTTTTTCTGAATGTAAACAAAAGCCCAAATCTGACATTTTGTAATCAGATTTGGGCTAATCGCTTTCATTTGGTTTGCCTATAGGCTTTCGTAGAGGGCACTATCATACTGCTAACTCCTATAGGTAAACCGCTTTCATTATGTCAATTTCCACCCGAGCGAAGACCGATGCCAATACCACGTTTGAGTCGTTCCGTTCTTGAACGTTGATACCCTTTTTATCCTTCCGTCCGGGTCAATTCCGTAGGTTCTTGATATGTCCTGCTCGTTTTTTTTCTCCTCCGCGAGACGGGCTTCATCTCTGATGAGATACTGCCTTTTATTAATAGGCTGTTTATACGTGAAGTCCTGGGCGGCTACATACTTTGCCAGCTTATCAATCCAGCCGTTGCAAAGTTCTGCTTCCACATAACCGCGCCCGTACTTGTCCTTTGTTACCCCGGCGGTATGTCCGTACCTTCGTATGAACTCCCATATAATGAATACATGGCAGTTGAGACACACCGCCACGTCCATAAAACTAACTTTCTTCATGCACGATGTTTTTAAGCTTTATATACTTGTAATATGTCCCGACTCGCGGATTCTCCATGAAAACACCACAGCTGCGTGCACTCTTTAAGTCCTCGGGAGGAGTCCACGCGCACACCTCGTCCGCTACACTCCCGTGGACTTCGGCTATTAGCACGTCCCTTATGCTCGTGTAGCCCACTACTCTAATACCGATAAGGTATTCCACTTCGTCAACCTTTGCGGCCGTCCTATCGCCCCATTTAAGCTTATGGGGAAGCTTTGGTTCTTTAATCATTTTCTTCAATATTTGTTTTTTCCCTAATATCAACTGCTTTTGCGATTGGCAACGCTAACGATACGAGCAACCAAGTTAGGAGAGCCGCGGTTATCACCACGACCGCCCCCATTAGTATAACCTTCATCATTCCTCGTACTCTCCATCTATATTACGGGCTGCGAACTTAGCCACAAGCCACAAACCAGTTACCAAACCGGCACCTATTGCCATTCCAAATAAACACATTAATGCTTCCATATCTTTTAAATTTTTGATGATACATTTTCTAAACCGTCTCCCATACTAACAAGTTTCATACCTCCGTTCTTACCGCGGATATAAGCGGCTTGTACGTTGCCGCGCTCGTCCGTTGAGAATTGGATACCCTGCACGCCTTCGTGCTCCTTGATAAGCTCGCCTATCGTCTTATGCTTCGGGGCTTCCTCCTCTATAAGCTCGCCAGGTTCTACCAGTGTCCCAGCGTTGCGGTATTCGTAGGACATAAATTCATCCTCTGATACGCTTATGTCGGTAAGGCTCCAGGTCTGCCAACTGTCCCCGTGGTCAACGCCCAGTATAACGCCGAGCATATCGTTCCAACCGACAACCACGCCGGCATACTCACCGTTCTTGTTGAATACTGCACGGCCTGCGTACATCATTGCAAAATCTCTGTTTCTAATCATAATTTTCTGTTTTTAAATCGTTGATACAAATATAACGCTTTTCCCGTTACGTTGGTTCTTTCGTTAACATCATTTAAGTATTAAACTATCCTTCAGTGATAGCCCGTATTCTAATTGCTGTAGCTTGAAATTACGTTGTATGCTGTCCACGGCATTCTGTACTGCCGAGCAGTCTACCAAAAGTAGTAGGGCTGCAATAACTGCTATTAACTTTTTCATTTCTTACTGTAAAATTCCATAAGCTCTTTAATACTTTCCATAAGCCCGTCCTGCGTCTGTTTCTTGCCTTCCAGGGCTTTTATTATCTTCTCGTCTACCGTTCCCGTGGTTAGAATGTGGTGGACGGTTACGGGGTACGTTTGCCCCTGTCTGTAGAGACGTGCGTTGAACTGCATGTATAGTTCCAGGCTCCAGGTGTTACCGAACCATATAAGCGTATGCCCACCTTTCTGTAGATTTATCCCGTGCCCGCTGCTTGCCGGGTGCGTTATCAGCACTTTAATCTTACCGGCGTTCCACTCGGCTATCTGTTCGGGCTTCTCCAGCTTGACGGGCTTATAAGCCTTTAGCTTCTTCATTATGCGTTCAAGGTCGTGCTTGTATGAGTATGCGACCAATACGGGCGAACCGTTTGCAGCCTCTACAAGCTCCTCAAGCTTTTCTAACTTCTCGTCGTGCAGTTCTATAACCTTTCGGTCAGCATCGTATATTGCGCCGTTCGCGAATTGCTGTAGCTTATTAGAAAGAGCTGCCGCACTGGCTGCGCTTATAGGCTCGTCCGAGTTAATAAGCTCTAACACTTGTTCCTTCTCGAACTCCTTATACTGCGCCAGCACTTTAGGGGACATCTCAACGCGGTCGTATATGTTTATTCGGTCGGGCATCTTCAAAAAGTCCTCGGCGGTCATCGAAATTGTTATATCACTTATTAGGTCGCTTATTTGCTTCTCTGTTTCCTCCTGGGGGCTTTTCAGTGCATAGCTATACACGACGTCGCCATTCCGCTTGTCGGGTCGAAAAAATCTATCTCTGTACGCTGTAATTGATTTGCCGAGACGCTTACCTTCATCGATTAAATACATTTGCGCGAATAAGTCTATCAGCCCGTTAGGCGATGGCGTGCCCGTCAAACCTACTACCCGGGGTATAAACTTCCGCACCTTTCTGAGGGCTTTAAAACGTTTGGAAGAACTATTTTTAAAACTGCTCAGCTCGTCGATAACAACCATATCGTAGGGAAGTTTGATGCCCCCGTACTCCATTACGAGCCATACAATATTGTCACGGCTAATCGCGTATATGTCCGCCTGCTTCTCGTAGGCTTCCCGGCGCTGCTTAACCGTACCGTCTATTACCGATATCGTCAAGTCCTTAAGATGCTCCCATGCTTTAATTTCATCGCTCCAGGTTACCTGCGTTACTTTCTTCGGAGCGATTACCAGACAATTAGATATGATGCAATTATCCAAAAGGTCTTTGATAGCAGTCAACGTGGAAACAGTTTTGCCCATGCCGCATGAAAGAAACAGAGCGCAGCATTCATTATTTATGATATGGTCTACAGCCCTATTTTGATAATCGCGCATCTGCTTTCTTTCTAACATATTCCGCCCTCCCTTTTCCGTGGTTATTATGAAAGTTAAATTTTAGATTGGCTTCCGCCCGTGCGGCGGCGGCTTCTTCCAATGTATCGAATACTCCAAGGTGTATGAATTCCCGGTTTACCCTAATTCGAGCTATATACTTTTGCAATCTCTTATAAAAGTAGACCCCTGTAACGCCTGTAGTGCTTTTGCTACTTACTGATTTGTTTCTCATATTCTCTGACTGCGTAACGAAACGGAGGTTAGCCAGGCGGTTATCATCCCGCACGTGGTTGATGTGGTCTATCTCGGCGTTCTCCGGGATATGTCCAAAGCAAAGCATCATTATAATGCGGTGCTCCAGGTAAATCTTTCCCTTGATACCCACCTGCCTATATCCGTCTTTAGCTCCTCTATAAGTGCCTGCAACATATTTATGCCGAGTGGTGGTACGGTTTCTATTTCTCCAATACAGTACGCCCGTTTCCCGGTCGTATGTAAATAGCTTCGCTACTTCTTCGTATCTGGGTTCTAACATAACATTGCTCGTATCGTTGATAACTGCGAGCTGAACTCGTGAAGAGCTGCCGGCGTTACATGTCCTAATACGCGGTCGTAATCGGCAGCGCACTTGATGCGCTGACCGTTGATTACTATTTCGGTGTGCCCCGCGATAAGCTTTAATTTTAAATCTATATAGTTTACCATGTCGTTATTACTTCATTAATTTTGTTTTGTAGAGCACACAAATGCTTTTGAAATCCTGCTCATCCGATACGTAACCCAGCGTTTTACGCGAAAGGAAATTAACATCCTGGGTAATATCCTGCTGGAGCTGCTTTAGTATTTCCTCGGTGTTACCGAACTTTTCATCGTGGACATACAGCGCGCCCGACTTAATTCCGAAGTATATACCTAAACGGTATTCAATCTCTTCTTTTAAACTTCTCTTTTTCATGATTTCTGTTTTTAAATTCAACACTACAAAGATAACCCTTTTCCCGGTACGTTGTTTATTTCCTTAACATTTCTTAAGAAAAAACCTATAGCAGCGTCCCTGCTTTCCAAATCGTCGATAACAAATACTTTGAAGCCTAAAGCCTCTAACTTGCTATGTATCAGTAATTGTATCTTGGTTGGTTTCTTACCCGTGGTCTTTATCTCGGCAAAGCCTACATATCCACCTTGGCAAAGAATCATTCTATCCGGCAAACCTTTTATAAAGGTGGATAATAGTTTTATTACCCACACCTTTTTTGTTCGGTTAAGCTTCTCGGAGAATGTACGCTCCAAGTCCTTTTCACTTATTATTTCCTTCATTTCTCAATTTGTTTTCAAATACCACTGTCTCGGCGAATTCCCCGGCTTCGTGGTCTACTGTAGTCGTATAGATGTGCCCATTATAATAGCCCCTATACTTTAAAATCTCTCCGTTATGTACTATCTCGTCTCCGATACTGTACGCATATTCTTGGTTGCTTATCATAACGTGAATTGAATTGCTTTGTTTTCTAATTTGTAATGGCACAAGAGCTCGGGGTACGTTCCATCCGAACCTCTTTCCGACATATTACGATATGAAAACTTTCCGTCCTTCATACCGAAGTAGCGGAATAACCGCCCGGCGTTCGTTACGATATAGTCGTGTTTCTCGTAGTTCTTACCTTCGTACCCTATCTTTAACGAGCTTCTGTGCCCTTCAAGAGCGTAGATAGGTTTTAGCTTGACCGTCTGGGGCGGCAGGTGCGTTTCGTGGTAACAGTCACTAAACGTGCTTGCCGAAAGGTCTGCATACAAGTGGTTGCCCTTTGCGTCGACGCCCAGATACATATAGGGCGAATTGCCAACCATGAACACCGAGTAACCGACATACTTACCGTTCCACTTCTCGCCCTCAACATAGAACATTGCTGGCTTCATTGTTTCATCCAGGCAGAATACCGTTGTATCGTCGCTTTCTTCGTCCTCTACGGGCTTTTCTGCCTCGGCTGGTGCAACTACCTTGGTTTCCTTTGAAACTTCCTTAGATAGCTCCGCAATGCGATATTTGCATATGTGGATAATCTTTTCATAATCCACTGTTCGGGGTTCGCCCTCCTTGGTGCGTAGCACACGTTTCACTATATCCGCGTCCCAGGGGTTAAGGTTATACTCTTTCCAAATGTCCCACGGCTGTATAGCATGTTTTGCATAATCGGACTTACCTACGTTGTAACTCTGTACTTTTTCACTTGCTGACATAACACAATATTATTTGATTTGTTTTGAACTCTTTTTTAAAAAACTCCCGTGCCATCTCCACGGTTGGGAATACCCCGTCTCCGGGGGTAGGATAATACGGGGTACGTTCCCCTTTGTTTACTGCAATAACTTTTAATATGGTAACCATTTTAATTTAATTGTTTTCCACGTTAATACACTCTGTTAGTTCTTGCATGCTCGTTTCCGTTAGTTGGCGCGTGTAGGTCTGCCCCAGCATACCGATAAACGGTTTGCCATCCACGTACATGATACGCGATACGTGTTCAACGTTGATATACTCCACTTGCAATTCACCTTTAACTACGAACGTCAGTTCAATAAAATTTCCACTTTTCATAATCTTTTCTTTTTAAAATTGTATATACTGTAATAACAAAAACACTTCTTTAATTGTTCAACGCCTCGTGCGTTATCTTACATCCTCCGAATAGATTTCCTCTCCCGTTTCATTACATATTATCGAAACACTGCCTCCCTTGTAATCTTCAAAGTAAGATTCATTGGTTCCGTTGTAGTCCTCTATATAGCTCTTGCAATAATCGATTGATTCGTTAAACCCTTTGTTGTTAGAATCGGTAGAATCGTTGAAATACACATCGTAAGTTTTCATAATCCTTAGTTTTTAAATTGTTATTATTTCCTTTTGACATTACAAATATACGGCAAATACCGATAGGTTGTATATTCTGTTAACACCATTTAAGGAATAAACCTCATTTAGTTATTCTGTTAACAGTTAGTTAACATTTGGGGGCTTTTACGCCCCCTCTGTTATCACTCGTTAACAATACGCTCAAACCCTCGTGTGCGTCCGATACCCATAACGGCTCTTCGCCCTGCCGCGCGCTGCCACCCTTGTACCTTAGACATGATAGCGGCTATTTCGCGGCTCTCCTTTGCGGTTACGCGCCCTATCTCCAACTCGAACACGTCCGTAGCTATCTGCGTGGTAGACACGAAGTCCATCTTTTCCAGTGTAAAGTCTTCCGGGTCTACCTTCGATTCGTCGTACTCCCTAAAGTACATGCGCCGTTCAGTCAGATGCATACGTCCCCAATCAGTTGGCACAAGCATACTCAAATACGCCTCTACTGATGCGGTACGGGGGTCGGCTTCGTAATGTTCTTCGCGCCCTTCCTCGGCAATTGCCTCGGCTTCGCGAGATAGTAGCGTACTCACTTTTTGGAAATACATTTGGACTGCTTCCGCCCATAGCTGGTCTACATAATCGTCGAAGCCCTTTTCAAATATGAGATGCGTATTAGCGTTCGCCTTAACCTTCACGGGCAAAAAGCGTCTGCCGCCTGTATCGTCCTTTAGGAATTCATCCCGGTTCGTTGTGCCTATAAAGATACACTGCCGGGGAAAGTTCTTAGTAACACGTCCGTATGCCGGTCTAAAGCTGTCCTCTGTTTTGGATATGAAGTTCTTAACGCTCTCAACTTCTGAACGTCTCATTGCTGACAACTCGGCTACCTCCAATATCCAATTACCTTGCAATTGTTCAAACGCGCCCTTTCCGTCCATACTTGAAAGGCTATCCGAGAACCATTGTTTACCCAGCTTTTGGATAAAGGTACTCTTTCCTGCGCCCTGCTCGGACTGCAACACTAACATGCTGTCAAACTTGCAGCCCTTTTGGAAAATACGTTTAACCGCGCCCACCATCATTATGCGGAATGCTTCTCGGGTGTATATGTTATCCTCGGCACCCATGATATGAATTAAAGCCTTATCTACACGTTCGATACCGTCCCACTTTAATTTGGTTAGGTATTCCCGCACTGGGTGGAAAGAATTCATTTCCGCGGATAGCGCTATAGCGTCATCAATCTTTGCGCTATTCGATATGCCGTAAATGTCCTCGATGTGTTTACGTACGCCCGAATAGTCCACGTCTTGAAAGTCCAAAGAGGTATCTTTCGCGCGCCATAGAGGTACACGGGTAACAACCCGGCGTTCTTTAAATAGGTCTCGTGCAATAAGCCCCTTTAGGTTCGGGTCATACTTCATTATCAGCCCTAAATTCTTTGCAGATGGTAGGTAGGCGCCGCGCTTATCCGTTTCCAGTTTCGCCATTGCGTCCTCGTAGGTAGTCGCTACGTCGCTGTCTGTTGCTTCCTCCACTTCTATAACGTCATCGAAGTCGTCCATGATTTCGCCAGCCTTAACCGCAAGCATCCGGGCACGTGCCGCAGCCACTTTCGCGTCCTTGTTTACAAGTTCGTTCATAGCCTCGGTGGAGTTCTTCCTATCCGTGCCTTTATCCAGTTTACCGAACTTGTGTACACGTACAAGGTCATAGGCGTTGAACACGTGGTTGCCTTGTATTGGGTCGTTGTTATGGAACGAATAAGCGAACATATCATTGAAAGTAAGCATACCGCCCGATGTGGAACCGCCCGTATACGTCCATCTGTCTTCCTGGTCGGTCGGTTCGTACACATCTGATAGGTATTCCGCGATAACCTCGCTTATCGTGTATGCCCGGCAAAAGTCACCTACGTTGCCCTCCTTTAATGTTGGGTCTTGTTGTTCTTTAGCAAGCGTCCGGGCTTCGCCCTTCTCGTCCTTGTGGTATGCCCATTCGGTTGTATCGCTCCAATCGTCGTACATGCCCAGATACTTTTGTACGTCCAACGGGTTTTCGTTGAATGCCGAGTAATCTATAAATTCATACTCTACATCTTTGGAAACCGAAGGGAAGAACATGCAGCGCTCGGGTTGAAACGTCGTTCTGTCGTACAAGTCAATACCCGTTAATTCTGCAACCTTTCGGGCAATAGCTTCGTATTGTTCCCCGTCCACGGGTTCGGACAACGGAATGATAGCACGGTAACGGAGCGTATTCGCCTTCGGGTTATGCTTGTGCGTCCCATGAATGATACACGCGCAATTGATAACCGAGTAGAACGCTTCCGGGAAGTTCTTTTCCCCGTAGTCAATATCAAGCGCCAAAATAGAGCGCTCCCCGACATTGTTTTTGTTTCTACGGCTGCCAAACAACTCGCCGCCCATGAATGCTCCTACGTCTTTAATTGTACCCTGCTCGGCTTTGCTCGCGCTTATAAACTCGCGGTACGTCTCATCCGTAACGGTTGCCTTTGTCAGCTTCTCGGTTAACTCGTCCCATGAAAAAGAGCGGTTTTTCCATGAAGTAGATTTCGCGCTGCTCGCCGTAGCAATTTTAAAAATCATTTTTCGTAATTCCATACATTTAATCTTTTTTGTAATAATCAGTAATATATCCAGCTGCTCTTAATGGTATGCCTTTTGCCCAACTCGGGGCGCTGCACATGGCATCACTCATTATTTGCAACGTCTTTTCTTCGTTTCCGTCTTTCGGTATCTCGGCGGCTATCTCATCGTGGACATGCAGCACGATATTAAAACCTAAATCAAATACCTTGAAAATCGCATTCGCCAGTAAGTCACGGGCTATCGCCTGCACAACGTTCTCGGTTAGTTTGCCTCCATAGGTGTTTAGTTTAACCCATTTCCCGGACGTTTGGTCTTGACCCATATAGGAGATATCCTCAACTTCAAACGAGCCGTTAGCGCCTTCTATGGTGCGCCTCCCCATTCTTGCCGACGGGTAGAATAGCTTTCTACCGCTTGGTATTTCAATAGTCATTGCGCCGCTCTCATACCGGAAAATAATACTTGAAACATCGTCTATCCTATAAACTTGTTCGCGTCTCGTTCCGATACATCGTTTTGCACAATCTTCTAACGAACTCCACAAAGATACTACTTTTTTATTAGCTTCTCTCCATTTTGACAATATTTGAGGTTTTTCTTCGTCTTTTAACGCTTTCTTAATATCCATTGTAGTAAGCGCGTTAACACCGCCGCCATACCCCAATGCAAGCTCCGCAACCTTCCCTCGCTGCCTTAAGTCGTCGCCCTTGTGTACCGGGACACCGAACATCTTAGAAGCAGAAGCACAATATATGTCGGCTTTCGGGTCGTTAAATAAGTCTAAACGCCATTGCTCGTTTGCAACCCATGCGATTGCTCGGGCTTCAATTGCCGAGAAGTCAGCCACGGAGAACGTGTACCCCTCGGGGGCGATAAACGCGGTACGTATAAGCTGCGATAGTATATGAGTAGGCTTGTCATATATAACTTCCATCATATCGAGGTCGTGCATCTTTGCCAGGTCGCGTGCCCCGTCCAGGTCTTCGATATGGTTTTGTGGTAGGTTCTGTAACTGGACTAAGCGCCCAGCCCATCGCCCGGTACGGTTCGCACCATAGTAACGGAATAGTCCTCTAATACGGTTGCCCCGTCCGGCGCTCGCCAGTATCGCGGTGTACTTGGCGTTCGACGTTTTACCTATCTCCCTACGTAGGTCGATAACGTCTAACACTGCTTGCTTATCCTCGTCAGTAACGTTTTCAAGGCTCGCTACGGTCTCTATTACCTCCTCAATGCTATTCTTATTGAGGGAATCGATAACCACGCCCGTACGCTCTTTAATGAAGTCTTTTAACTGTGGCATGGACTTTAAAGAACTTAACCCGAATTCCTTTTCGGCTTTCTCGGTAAGACGCGCTTTATATTCTTCGTCCATATCCTGGGCGGCGTGTGCCAGCTCGATGTCAGCCAATATACCGTAATCATTTATACGCTGGTCTGCTGCATATATGCGTTGTTCTTCTTCCGGGAATTCAAACCGGGACAACTTACCGAATATCTCCTTTTCCGATAGCACATCATAACGTAGGTAATCGATGAACTCCTCCCAGTCCTCGGGGGCGTGTTCCGGTAAATTACGTGTGCGCCCTCCGTTTGTTTTGGTAGGCTTGCACGGAATTGAAAAGTAACGGATAAGGTTCTTGCCCGTTCCCTTCTTCTTATCGTCCAGGTTGAGAATATTAGATACCGCTTCCAGTGATGCAGGCATACCGCAATACAACGACATGTTAGCTGTACAGAAAAAGCGCATAGGGCTTATGTCGAACCCGTATTCACGCAAACAGATGCGTTCAAATGTAGCGTTGTGTGCAACTATTACAACTTCCTCGTTGTTCTGTACATACGTGAACAACTCGTTGAACTCGTCCGGCCCTCCGGGCTTTGTTAGGTCAATAATTGAAACGTCCGTGTCGGTGTCCCACATAAAGCCGCAAAGAAGAATCTCGAAATTCTTGTCCTCACAGTACTTATAGTTACCAGCTTTTTTAATGTCTGTGGTACTAAAGGTTTCCAGGTCAATGAATAAATTTCTCATAATTACTTGTTTTAATTGCTATTACTATTATAACGGCAAAGGTACAACAAAGTTTTTAATAAACAAGAAAAAGGGCTACTAATTGCATTTATTTAACAATTAGTAGCCTTTTTAACTTAATCTATAAACCGTGGTTAGGATGAAAATTATAACGCTTGTCAGCTTCGGCACATGCCGCGGCGGCTTCTTCTAACGTATCGTACTGACCGAGATATTTGCATTTACCTTTCATGTGTATTTGCGCCTGGTATCTGCCAGTTAGCTTGCAAAAAGTAACGCCAGTTACCCCGGTTGTGTTGGTGGAAATCTTTTTCACGTTCCTGCCGTTCTGTGTGTGGGTAGTGAATCTAAGATTTGCCAGCCTATTATCTCCCTTATCGTGGTTCACGTGGTCTATTTGAATATCTTCCGGTATTTCTCCGAGCGTCAGAAGCATTGCAATGCGGTGTTCGTACATGTACTTATCGCCTACCCGTACATGCCTATATCCGTCTTTTCCTTGTTGAGACCCTGCCCGTTTACCTACGCGTTTACCGGCTTTCCAAATTAGATGCCCGCTAACTGGTTCGTAGCGGAACATCTCTCTTAACAATTCAACTGTTGTCATCAGTCCGCAAAAATAGGTGAATAGAAAATAAAGCCTCTTCTTTCGTTCAGAATAACGTATGTCTGTTGTGGTTCTTCGTATGCCAGCCCGTGTCCCATTGCGAACGCGTCGAAACCTTTTAAAGAGCCGTTAACACAAACCTCTTTAGTATATACCATTTGGTGATAATGTCCCAAAAAGGCTTTATCAATTTGTATTGTTTGGTTCATCTTTGCGTACCATCTCATCATCGACGGGTAGATACCTCCGATACCGCCAGCCGTGCGGAATTGATGCCCGTGTGCGAACAATACCTTTTTTCCGTACACGTCGATATAGGCGAACTCGCTTTCCGGGATGATGAAGTTAAACTTTGTAAGCCCCATAAGTGTTAGGGTGTGTTCGATGTCCTTATACATGAAGTATTCATGGTTCATCTCGAAACCGTTGCTAAACTGCATCTTTTTTGTAGTTCTTGAATGGTTTCCGCATATACCGATGACGGTTATCTTTTCAAGCTCCGGCAGTTGGTCGTGCAAATACTTAAGGCCGGAAATAATTAGGTTTTTAACAAAGCTAATGCCTCTCATCGGAGACATGCTATTTGTTTGTTCAAGTTCGGGGTGAATGTAACCGCCTATCATATCGCCAATCAAACCGATAACCAGGTTATCTACTGGCTTTTTCTTTATCATGTAGGCAGCGTTCGCAAAGAAATTAGTGATACGCTTTTCTGCGATATCCTTGTTATACTCGTTTTTGCCCAATACTGTAGATGCCTTTACTACTTCGTCGGCGTGCCAGTCGGACGCGATAAGAAAGCCCGTATTACCCTCGTCGAGTGATGTCTTTTTCTTCGGTGTGATGTCTACCAGTTCGACGGGCGGAGCGTCCTTCTTCAAACCGATAATACCCTTTAGCTCTTCTTCGTTGTAGTAGCTTTTAAGCTCCTCTATCAACGGGTCTACCTCTACTGTAGGTTGTTGTACGCCCACAACTGCTTTGCCTTCACGGGCAGCCCAGTATGCCTTATTGACCTTATTATACTTCTTCAACGGTTTACCCGTTGCCTTTGAAATTCTAACACCTTCCGCGTTTACGTATGAATCGTATTTCCCCATTTTTGCTTTTTATTTTTGGGCGGCTGTTACACCGCCCGGTTATTAATCTGTTTAAATTGAATTGTTAGCTGAATAAATCGTCGTTCTCGTCTTCAAAGTCGAAATCGTCAATGCTTGTACCTCCGTCAAGTCTTTCGTCGTCTCTTGTCTTCTGAACACCGTTCAAACCTACACCGATACCATATTTACCGGTAAACTCGTAAGGGTAGAAAGATACGGCTACATTGCCCCAAGAACCGCTATAAACTTCGTTCTGGTCTGTGATGTACTGTTTTCTACCGTCAATCACAATAGGCGCTCCTTGCTTCTCTTTACGCTTTGCGTTGATAAAGTAGCAACCTTGATACTCTGCACCGTCTTTCTCCGCATCTCCATCTCTTAACGGGTTAGTCCATACCTTCGGGTCTTTGCCGTTCAACTTCGGATAACGTGCCTTAAGGGCTGAAAACTCGGCTTCAATAGCTGCCTTAATCTTTGGGACTTCCGGGCTATCCTTCGGAATCAATAAACATACGCTGTAACTTGCTTCTCCTTGTCCGTTGACTTGTTGCGCTTCAAACAATCTAACATAACTCAATCTCACGTTCTTAATCATTGCTTTTGCCATAATAACTTTTTTTTTATTGTTTTTGCCCTCTAATCGGTTCGGGTGTTCCGTTTTTAATTTGATGTTGCAAAGATAACAAATAAATCAATAGGTTGTTTATTCTGTTAACCTTGTTTAACTTTAAAAGTTTTTGGTGCTATTGAAATAGCATAATCTAAATCTTTTTGGTATGCCATCCACACGATATACTTTGGGTCATTCGCTCTGTACGCTCTAAAGCTATACACGTCTAACTCTCTAATAGCTTTAATCTCGTCCATGCTGAATTCCTTTAGGGCTGCCAAAAGTTTTTGCATGTCTGTGGAGGTTCTTTCAAGTTCTTTCTTGCTCCAGGTACGGAATTGCTTTTTGTTCCAAAACTTGGTTCTTTCCTGAATCTCTTTCTCTGTTAGAATACCGTTGTTACTTTCCATATCGTTTTGTTTTTAAATTGATAATGCAAATATAACGCTTTATCTGATAGGTTGGTTCTTTCGTTAACATCTTTTATGAATTTAATTCATCGAAGTCATCTATAGTTGGGCTTAACTCCTCGCGCCTATCGCTTTCGGGGGCTAAAGTTGGCAGTCCTTGTGGCTTTACTATCAGACCGTCAAGCGTTGCGGCAAGCGGTTTCTTGCCTACCAAGCGTTCCAGGTCTCCGATACCTTTCAACTTTCTGTTAGTTACGTCCTCGATAGAAAAACCTACGGCCTTTAGGCGCTCTATGGCTGTTTCTGTGTCGTTTATGACACGTACAGACCTACCTTCTACAAGCTTCCACCCCTTGACCTTTTCGCCCCGTGTAGCGGCTTGCATTGCGAAAGTCTTAACAGAGGCCAGCCAGTCGGTGAACATATCGGACTTGCTTAATATATCGCCTATCTCGTCAAGCGTTAATGCCTTGGTGTCCCCGTAGGTCTCGAACTCGTTAACTAAAGCGTCTTTCTGTGCCCTGCATTGTGCTTTGAACTTGCAGAACTTACAATGGTTACCTACTTTAGTTTCCCCTTGTCCTGCCCATGCCTTTTCGGCAGTGGGGCGTAGTACATGAATTGCCCAGTGGGTCAAGTCCCGTGCGGACATCTCGAATACCGAGTAATTGCCTAACCGTACTTGTGCGATGTGCATACGTACCGTTTCAATCTTTGCGCGGTGCGCTGGCTCTAATGAGTTAAGCACTCCGATAGCGTACATCATTAATTGGCTGTTCCCGTTGGCGTCTACTTGTACGCCCTTCCCGTACTTTAAATCGATGATGTTTAGAACCGTCTCGCCTACTATATCACAGTCACAGCTACCGAAACACTCGGGAACGTATGCTGTTAAGTCGAACTTTCGTTCTATACTCATTTTAGCGCCTTCCTCCAGCTCGTATATGTCGCACACGTAGTAAACGTAGTCGGTCACATAGTGTTTCATCTCTGAACTATAGTATCTGTTGTTACGTATTTCGTCGGGTACGGGCAACTCGTCCAACAGTGGTAGGTATTCCCCGGCTAAATACTTTTCTATTGCGTGCTCTGCCAGCTCGTGCGCTACTGTTCCTTCTTCCGCCGCCGAGCTACTTGTGCTCTCATACGGTTCTTCCAACCGTGCAGACGGTGTGCAGTTAAGCCAACGGTGCGAACTGCTCGGGGAAAGCAGGGCATGCGCCCTACTTGTGTGGTCTACTTGTACTTTCATTCTTTTTAATCGTTATAGGTTTCAATACGTTGTTTTAATAGCTCGTACTTCTCGGGCTTGATACGCATAAGAGACGCGCCGCCGAACTCCAACATGATGTCCGTTAGTTGTGGACGGGTAATTTTCCCGGTTTTCATTAAATCAATCATGAACGCCTGCATGTCCTTTGCCGTTAGAGGCTCGTTTGAGGCTTTCTCCGGGGCTTTCTCCTCTTTGATGGGAGCTTGTACGGGTTCGGGTTCAATCGTCGCTTGTGGGGCTTCTTTTACGGGCTTCTCGACCTTTTCGGGCTTCTCGACCTTTACGGGCTTCTCGACCTTTTCGGGCTTTGCCATTTCCTTTTTTACTTCGGCGATAGCTTCGGTAATCGTTTCTTGCTTCGGCTCTTTCTTCACTTCCTGGACGGGTGCAGCGGTCTGCGTCGGTTTGCTAAACGTCGGTACGCTTGTACTGGTTACGGGGCTCTCTGTAGGCGCTGCCATAGTCTTAAGGGGTGCGCTACCAAATAGACGGTTCATAAGTTCACTTACAAAAGCTACTTCTTGCTCGTTTGTAACGTCGAAATCGATTGTTAACGGTGTAATCTTCATTTTCTTTTCTTTTTATATGGTGAATAACTAATTTATGCTTCTTTGATTTGTTCGGTTTCCAAAATGGCTTGTGCAACCTTGGCCACCGTCTCGTTATAGAACTCGTCCCACTCGTCGCAGTAGATATACATATCCTCTACGTTTACCGGGTATTTCGTTCCTTCCATTGTAGAGACGTAGTAAGGGGGTATAAACCCTTCAAACGTCGGCATTTCCTGCACTGCGTCAATAACTTGGTATTTGTTCTTCCTCGCACTTGCCTGCAAATGCTTTTTCACTTCCTCAATAATAAATTTTTGCTCTTTCATAACTTTATCTTTTTAAATTGTTGATGTAAATATAACGCTTTTGCTAATACGTTGGTTCACTTGTTAACCTTATTTAAGAAAATAGCTTCCATAAGGTTCTGCATGTGCTCGTAGCCCATACCGTGGTATTGGTATTCTTCAAATCTTCCGTTACAGCGTACCTCTGAAAAAGTATCGCTATACTCGTTGCCTGCCTCGTCTATAAATACTAATACGTGGCTTTTCATCTCAAACTGACCGACGGTCAACGTTTCCCCTAAAAATTAAATCAATTGCTTTCATACTTCGCTTCGTTTTATACGTTAATACAATGATAACAAATCTACGTTCCTACTTGTTCACGGTTATTTCCAATTTAATGTCCTGGTGACCTCTTTTCTTTGTCGTTGGGTAACCCGGTGTTTGATTCCCATTCACTTTTCAAACTTTCCTTTTAAGGGTATCGTGTTCTTAGTTTCGGTAAAGAACAACCTTGTTTCCTTTTGACATTACAAAGATACGGCAAATACCAATAGGTTGTATCTCTTTTTGTGCTAATAAACCTTAATGAAAAGTGAAAAGATGTAAAGAAACAGTTTGGGCGGGCTAAAGTGCTGATTTCCAATGCCGTAGACTGACCAGCCCAGATGGACACCCTTTTTTCTAAACTTTCATTTCGGAAATAGTGGTTTTTACAGCTCGTTCTATAGTGGTAAATGCTATATTCTCCAAAATAATGTTTTACCCCTCTTTTATCTGGTCATCTGGTCATTTATATATAATGTATTATAATAGAGAGAGTTAGAGTGACCAGATAAGCGCCCAGATAAGATTTTTTTACTGGTCATGTGGGCTTAAAGAATGTGAACAAAAAATGGAGAACTGTTAACAGCCCTCCATTTCCTAATTATTTTAGCTTTACCACTATGTCTATATCTATCTTTGTTTTGGGGTTTTTGTTTGATATGTCATGCTCTATAGCCTTGACTCCCCACCGAAAAAACAAGAATCTTTTCTTTCGAACTGTGATAACACCCGTTATCGTGTCCCTACCTTGGTAGCTTAATTCCGTGCTATCCCGTTTAACCCTCGCTTGTATTGTGTTCCATGTGTCCCGGTATTCGGCTATAAGCTCCCCGGCTACCGTATCGGTACGCACAACCTCCTTTATTACTGTCTTGGTAACGGTACGGGTCGCCGATAATGCATCCTTCACCCGGACGTTAAGTGCGTCCACCTCTTTATATAGGTCTGCGATCGTCTTCTTTAGCTCCTTGTGCGACATTTCCAGCGCTTTACGCTTTACTGCCGCATCTCCGAGCTTTGTTTTGTACTCTATTTGTGCATCGTTCATCGCCTCAACGTTACGTTCTAAACGTCCTATCTCGGCTCTTTGCTTCCTTATGGTGTCTACCATCTTGGTGAACGCACCAAACAGCACCATAAGGACGGCAAAGCCTATAATTATCTTTTGCAGTTTACTCATAGCGAATTGCATTAATACGGTTCATCCATCCTTTGCGGTACTTCTCGTTTTTGGGGCGTGCCTTGCATATCTCGTCTATGAACTTTGCCCTATCGTCTTTAATCATTTTAAAAAGCGTAGCCGCGTCCATAGCGTTAACGGCTGCAATGGTCTGTTCGCCTACGATACCGTCCGCCTTGACGCCCAAAAGACGTTGAGGGCGCTTTATACCGTGCGACCCTGAAGCCCATACCCAGTCAACTAAGATATTGGCTACCGACTGGTTTTTGATTTCGTCCGCTTTCCATCTATCCCAGTACAAGGACTTGAAAACATCGTGCCATTCGGCATTAGATATGTTTTTCAAGTCATCAACGGTAGGGGCTTTTTGCCCCTTCCGCTTCTTGTATTCGGTGAATGTGCCTATAGTGATACCTTTGTTTGTTGCGCCCCCCAGGTCATCGGGGTCATTAACGAAACCGCCCTCCCACTGTAGGATGAACGGTACTAACTTACTGCTGTTCGCCATCTTCTTTCTCCTTTTCTTCTAAGGGTATGTCAAATTCGCCGTCTTTAATCTTTTTCTTGAGTTGGAAATACTTGCTATTCGCTATGCTGTTAAGCACCTTCACAAACTCATTCCCCGGCTGCACTACCCTAAGGTTTCTTGTTATGTTACGCGCGTATATAATAAGGAATATACCCGTGAGTGCTTTAACTAAAAGCTGATAATCAATCCCAGGTTCCAACATGTTGCACGTTAGGGCTACAAAGAATAGAATTGCATTGGTTAAAAACAACTCTTTAACCGCTTGCATGGTCTTTTTATGCTTGTAGGGCTTTCCTTTCGCCCGGTCTGCCAAATAACCTACCAGCCAGCTCAACACGGTAACAATAATTGTTAGAAAAATAAAGTCCCGTATATCCGTAACTACTGTTAGAACGGTAACAGCAAAAAACGCGCGGAAATAGGTCTCTAATTGTTCTATCACTTGATTAACCCGATACGAGTATTCAATACAGTGCATGCCTTTATAAAACCGTCCGCCTTCATTCGGCTAATCAACGGCTCTATAAAAAGGTCTGCTTTGCCCCGTTCGGCCTCAAACCTTTTAACCTTGCTTGTATCGGGTACGACTACCGAGCCACCATAGGTCTGAATCTTTATGCCCGTGCTCGTACTGTTTTGGTCTGCTATCTGTAGATACCGCGCGAACGCATAATAACAGATAACCTTTTCAAGTCCTGCGAAGTTAGACCCGTCCGGGATATATTGCCTCGGAACAGCCTCATACATGCTGTCAATCTGCGGCAATATGTCGAGAAGGTCTGCTTCAAAGAATGCTTTCTCTATCTTATTGTCCTTAACGTCCGTTGCTATCTCAAACAGCTGGCGGAACAATGCTATCGGGTATGCCATCTTCTTCTTCAAATTTATTGTTAATTTCTGTTATGGACGGGTCAACCCCGAACACTTGGTATAACTCGCGCGAAATGCGCTGGCGTATCTTCTGCAAGCTATTGCGATAGACCTTTTGCAGCTCTTTTATAACCTCGCCCGAAGCGTTAGAATAGGTCATCAGAGAGCTATCGATAAGGGGTAACGGAATGTTGTAAGCCGCTATCGCGATATCCTTTCTAAGGGGCTCTACGTATGCCTTGTAAAGCTCCCTATCTATTGGGCTGCCTAACTGGTCAACTCTGATAAAAGGCTTGTCCGTAGCTACATTCTCGTCCCTAACAGTAAGCACGGAGCCGGCGTTCTCGCTGCCCATCATATCGGCTAACGTATCGCGAAATTCTTGTTGTGCCTGCTCGGACTCGAAATCGCCATGCGACACGATACTACACATGTGGAAACCCCTGCCCAAAGTACGGTTAACGTATTTACCGTTTTTATCTTCCGCGCCCATCTCGTTACGCACCGAATGGAACGTGCTAAGGGGATACGGGCGCGTTGTTCCAAGGTTCACATATAGTAGCTGCCCCTTATGGTTCTCAATACCGCCGCATTCCTCAACCTCCGATGCAAAGTTTTCCGGGTCGTATGTCGGGTACACTGTGGAGTTCTGCGCGCTGCTCGTTGCTTTGACGTTCTGTCTGTCCCAATTATTGAAAACGCGCCATCTCTTTATGGCCGGGTCTTTCAAATAGTTGTCGTTCATCTCGGCACGGACATACTCAAACGGAACGTTGTACACGTTTCGGGGCTTGTAGCCTTCGGGTGTCAAACCATATTGGACTATCCAAGCCCAGCCCCTGAAACGTGCGACATCGTTTGCCGTAGCCTCTAAAACATCGTCCATATTACAGCCGTTACCGTTTGTTATCGCCGCGAAGTCCTCGTTTTTGAATCCCTCACAAATAATGTTCTCGGTCATTTTCTCAACCGCGGCCGTTGCTGTCTTGGAAGCGTATATAAGCTCTGCTATTTCTTGCGGATATAAGTTGCCATCTCCGTAGTTAATAATCTTATCGCCCGTATTAGCGGACAACTTAAGCGCCTTTTCGACAACAAGCGCGAAACGTCTGTAACCTATCATATTAATTCTCCTCTTTATTGATTTCTACGAAGCATTCAGCATAAGCCGGGTTTTCAGTCATGAGGCGTTCCGCGATTTCGTCAGTCATGTTTGCACTCTTATACACGACACCATCAACGTAATGCACGATACGCGCCCCTGGCTTCATCGCCCATCTGTAAACCACTTTAGTTAAATACTTTGTTTCATACCACAAAGATAAATATTCCATATCCATGTGGCAATTAGGGTCAAGTTTTAGACCAGTCATTGCGTAATACACATCCAACTTTTCTTGTAATGTTGCAACCTTCGGTTCAACAACAACGGGAGCAGTGCTTTCGCCCTGCCCCGTGGTATTTGTTTTTTCTTCTGCCATTTTCTTTTTTGATTTATTAATCTGCTGGTGTAGACAACGCGTCATAAGCTGCTTTACTCAAATAGTGAACCGTTGTACCTACCTGCCAGTCCTCAACGCCAAACGTGTATGTTATATATGCGCTCGCGGTTGAATCGCCCGACATCTCGGTACAAACCAGAGGGGCGCCCAAACCATAAACGCGTACCACATCGCCGTGGTCTACCGCAATAACAAGTTCTGCGCGCGGTAACGAACCCACAGCACCCAAGGGTGAAGCCGAACTCGACAGCGTATGAGAGCCTCCGAACGATTTAAACGTAATTGATACGTCATAAGCCCCGGGCGTAATATCCTGCGATTTAAGTCCTACTGTGACAGTAAGAGCGTTATTGACCGCCGTAACGTCATATCCTACTTTCGTAGATGCACGGGTTATGACGGCAACGCCATCCAGGCCAACCGTAAAACTCGCTATATCAGAGGCGTTTAAAATCTTTGCACTCACGGGCTTGCTTAAGTCTGCCCGGTTGGGTGCTCCGCACGCCATTGCCAAACTTGCCACAACATTTCCAATACATGCCATAATTATTTTTTTCCTTTCTTTTTTAGTTAATTACTATCCTACTGCCGCGTCAAAGAGGGCGTTATACTCGGTTAAGCCCATAGCTAACTGGTCTTCCCCTATAGTGTTTTCGGGTGTCTCTAATGTGTACGTGAACCAACCCCCGTTGTCATGGCTGCTACGTTCCGCGGTGGTTGCCGACATACCGTAATACAGTCCGTACACAGAAGCAATCGCCCCCGCACTGGAAACAGACTTCGTTAGGATAACAAACGACCCGTTAGAAATTGCCGTAGCCAAGGCGTTAACCGCGCTATCGTGTCTTCCCATGGTGGAAAGAATCGTTGCGGTATGCGTATAAGCATTAGGCGCGCCCTCGTTAATCTTTAGAGCCTCGGACACAACAAGCGACCGTTTAATGGTATCAATTTTGTAGGCTTTTGCTCCGGGAACCAAAGTAAGCCCCGATACACTCTGTATACTCGGGTTAACCGTGTAACTCGCAATATCCGCCTTATTAATAATAATCGCGCTAACTAAACCAGTCGCGCCAGTGTCGCAATCATAGGCTATTGCGTTTGCCAATTTTGAAATACATGCCATAATTAAACTCCTACTTTTGATTTGATTGTGGCAACCATTTGCACAGATGCTCGCATTAAATAATTGCCTGCCGAACCCTCGGGGGCTGATAGTGTTACCGTAGTAAACCCAGCGTTGGCGTTGCTGTCCCAATCCATTCCGGAACATTCCAGGGGGGATGCGAAGCCAATGAATGTGTTTGTTCCATCCTGATATTCGGCAAGAACATAGAACCTACCGTTCAAAAGCGATCGTGAGCGTAAAACATCAGCGGTGCCTCTACCGGCCATTTTAAAACTAACGCTGAAATCCAATTTTGTGGAAACATCCATCGTTCTGATAGACGATGTAATTTGGATATTTTGTTTATACCCCTCTACAAGTATAACAACAGCGCCCGAAGCAAAATTAACGCCTGCAAGAACCGCAGAATCACCGTCCGCGGTCAGCGTAACATCCTCCGCGTGCATTAGGTAGAGGTTTTTCACGCCTACCTGCGGAATCGTACAGCCTACAGTGATGTTCCCACTAAGCTTATTTAGACAACTTTTTCCCATATTATTTGAAATAAAAAAGGGGCTGGGTTAATATCCCGACCCCCCCCCTTAATTAGTAAATGATTTTATTTATGCTCTTGCGGTCAACCACAACTGCATCTTCTCGGGTGCTACCAACATAGCGTCAGCCGCGAACAAAGTCTGTGAGTAGTAGTTTCTGCTCTTTGCGTCCTGGATGAACGGAGCGATAACTGTACCAGCGCTTTCAAGTGCAATCTGAATATTGTCTTTCGGAGTGAACGCGATAAACGCGGTGTCCAAACCGTCAACCGTTGCAGCATTAGAAACGTGTCTCAGTTCGTTAATCTTGTATCCCTCGAAGTAATACACCGGGCGACCGTCTACAATATCGGACTGTGCTACGCTGTTATCACGTGTCTGCAACAAGTTCTTGTACAAGCGCATAACGTTAGACGTAACGAAGAACTCAGAGTTGTCAAGCGTATCGGGGCGTTGTGCGTCGATAGCACCACGCAATGCAGCGAGAACGCCGTTAGTATCGAGAACCAAAACGTTTTCAGTCATTGTGCTGTCCTTGAACTGCTTGATGATACCGCCGTTAGTAAAGATACCGTAACCAGTTGCTCCCGCCGATACGTTACCGTCCAACCAAGCCAAACGAAGCAAGTCAGCCTCTAATACCTTCAATACCTCGGACTGAATAAAACCAGCCAATTCGGTTTCAGAGAAGTTGTCGTCAAGGTTGATACCCTTTGCAACCATCTTACCCCACAAGCTCTGCAAACAGATTTCGATGGGCAGTTCGATAGGTGCGTGCTGGTAATACTTAACCTTGTCAGCTACACTATTGTAAAAGTATTCACCGCCACATCCTGCTGATTTGCGCAATGCCTTGTCGGCTGCTGTAAGGGAAACAACGGGCGTACCGTTAGGGATACCGTTCATTACTGTAATGCCTTGTGCGATTTCACCGGCAAGTCCTACGGTCAAAGAAATAACCTCGTTTAATGAGTTGAGGTTTAATCTGTTAAGGTCTGTAAATGTAAAAGCCATAATCTTTTGTTTTTAGTTATTTGCTGTAAAATCTTTTAGCTGCTTCTGATACAGCCTCTTTTGATAATTTTGTTTCTTTCTTCTTCGGCATGTTAACCGGCGGTACACCAGGTTTCGCTGTTGCTCTACTAAATTGAGCTGTCATAGCTTCCAGTGATGCGGTGAGTTCAGTAACTGAAGCTTCCAAAGCTGCCATACGGTTTGCGAACTCTTCGGGTACATCGGCGGTGGTAGGGGTTTCAACTTCAATCTCTTCTTCTTTTACTTCCTCTTCTACCTTAGCTTCTACGCTTTCGATAACTCCGTTTGCAATGGTAATAACAAGAATGCCATCCTCTACTTGGATTTCTACTTTGCCATCCGGGTGGGCATTGCCTTCGCTATCGAAAACCTTGTCACCGATAGCCATTGTTTCGCCTGCTGCTTCAATCGTGATACTCGCACCGTCTACGGTTTCAACCGTCTCTGTTGCAAAGCTTGACTTCTTGAATAGCTCTGCGAAAGAGCTAAAAAATTTGTTCATCTTTTTTTCGTTTTGATTATTAAATAGACTTGTGGTGGCTGCTGGTAGACCGACCAAATCGCATGAATATAATTCAAAAAATTCGGTAACGTCCAGCACATCACCGTTTAATGTTTGATTGTTGATACCTACCACCGAAACGCCCAGCATATCGGGTTCGTTCTTAATCATCTCAGAGATGAATTTTGCCTCCGATGGGTATGCGGCTTGTAAGGCTTCGGATAATTCCAAATCGGCATAGGCTACGCCGTCCTTGTAGACGAAGTTAGTGAATTTCCCTAAGTAGCCGTCCAACATATCCGCCCCGTTATGGGTACGCCTGCAATGGATAGGCTTTAGGTTGCCGAGCGTTACAACGCTTTGAACTGCATTCTCCGTAATGACTAACGGAAATTCCTTGCCCTCGTATGCACCGAAATTGGTAGTCACCCCGGCTTGAATAATTCTAAGTTTTCTAAATTTCATATTATTTGTCTTTGTTGTAACACGTGCAAAGATAGGCAGTATCTATCGAACTGCCATCTCTGTACGAGTTAATGTTTAAAATGTTGCCAATCCCTGGACTACCGACACGTCGTTCTGTCCGCTGTTGATATCCTGCACCGATACAACCGGGTTAGGCATGCTCATTACCGCGTCAATTACGACCCCGGCGAGCTGGTTAATACTTTCGCTTGATAACTTCATACTTTCGGCCTGCTTGACTACTCGGTTAGCTTCGGAAAGCCCGGCAACCATACCGCCATCAGCAAACTTGTAAAGCCCCGACGTACCGAACGAGTTGCCGCCGTGTGCTTCATTGAGTGCAGACAGCGCGTTAATCTCGGCGCTCGCTGTCTTCTTCATGATGTAGACGTTTTCGCCGCCTTCCGCCTCGAACACCTGCCCGTTATCGCCCCGGAACGTCACGCCGCCTTGTGCATGGGAGCGCCCGTATATCTGACCGCCCTTTGCATACTTCTTAACGGAAGTGTTAATTTTCGTATCTGGGTCTTTCTGCTTCGCAATCGTAGCGACTTGTTTCATACCGAATGCAATCACAATAGCGGCTTGTGCGATACCGAAAATACCGCCAGTGGCGAGCGCTTTTGTTGCGCCTAAGTAAGTATTTATTGTCGCTTGAACAACCGCAAATGCCTTACCTATAGCACTTTGTTCTCCTAACAGTGTTGACATTTGTCCTGCGAGTCCTGCCGTCATCGCCAGTTCTGCGTTAACGCGTGCCTTGGTATTCGCCTCCTTTGCCTTCTCATATTTGGACTGTATCAACGCGGTGTCCGCGCCTATCTTCTCGGCGTTTTCCATCTCCTGCGCATACTGTGCATCAAGTTGCATTTGTCGCATGTCGAATTCGTTGGTTACTTCCATCATCTTAAGCTCGTGAAGGTTCGCCGCGTCCATCGCTTCGCGTTCTCTCATCAGCGCGTCCTGCTCTTCTTTACGTTGCATCTCCAACTGCTGTATGCCCAGATTAAATTCGGCCTCCTTGTTGGCGTATTCCTGCTTTGTGATGAGACCTTGTTCCAATCTGTACTTTTCAAGCTTTAGACTTTCCTCGACGTATGCCTTTTCGTTTTCTAACTTCGTTCCGATGGTGTCGTTTTCCAGTTCTTTAGCTTGCATCGAAAGGTTAAGAGCCGTTAACGCTGTTTCCATCTGCTTAATGGTCGCTTCTTGTAAGGCGCGCTTTTGGTTCTCCGCGTCTTGCGCTGCCTTTATTGCGGCTTGTGCCTTTGCTGCCTCGGCTGCCT